GTAATAGGCTCGATCACCAAAGCTAATGCCATCAAGATCGTAGACGTCAAACAAAGGTGCTTGATTTACACTGGTTTTTTGTTGTGCTGCCTGCCAGGTAACTCCATTAAACCAAAACACAGTTCCTTGCTGAGTTAATCCATTCAAGCTAACCACCACCTGATTGATCAATGCATCAGCATTTAATACTGGCACTAGGTCAATGATCAATGTGCCCGAGTTTGTTGGATCAATGAAATCAACACGATAAACTTTGTTACGAACTGCTGGGTCTTTGTCTGCGGCAAATATAACTGTGGTGCCATTAATAAAAGTGTAGCCATTCACGCCGTAGCCAAACTGCCCGTTCACGTTACTCAATGCATCAGTTTCGGCGAAATCTACAACATTCACTGCTTGTTTAAATTCTGTACCATAGTTCCAAAGATGCAAATTGGCATTGAATTCAATGACGGGACGTTTGGCTCTTAGCTCGTTGTCAAATACTGCAACTGTGCCATTCACAGTTGCACTGTAATTAATAACATCTACATGGAACCAGCGATTGCTTCGACTCCAGGAATTTCTATCCTGGCTTGCTCGATTGATGGTAATGTAATCAGGAACCAATGGTGCATTTAAACTGGCATCATACCCACCAATGTCATAGGAAGTACTGTCGTAAGGCAACAATCCACTTTTTGTGTATTGCTCCGGGGTCACCATTTCTTGTACTGGGATTAATTTGATTCCGTTGCCAATGTTTGTTGTAAAAATTGACTGCTGTGGCAGTGGATAACCGTCGGGACCGCCGACCCCAAAATTCAACAAACTTTCTTCAACTGTGTTGTAGATATATTGCTGGTAGGTGGTTGTGTTTGATAGACCTGTAATTTTTTGTCCATTAACAACATGGAAATCACCAAAATAGGCTTCACCATTGATGAATCCAATGCGCTGTTCAGTGCCTGGTCCAGTACCGACACCTTCAACATAGTATTCTAAATTTTCATATTGTGCCGGGGTAGTAGGCCCACGAAATTGAATTTTTAGTCCGTTGGTTAATGTAACACCATTTGGGCTGGTGTAGGTCTTTGAGCCAACAATTTCATTAATATCAATGGGTTGCGTTTGATTTGCATCCACTAATTTGATCTGTCCAAAAATTGCTGGATTTTCGCTGTCTTGATACCACAGAGTATTTTGTACTGCCGTCAGCAGTGGCTGCTGAATAAAATAACCACTGGAGTCTTTGTACCAATATGTACTACTCCATTGTGTGCCGTACAACGTACGAAATTTAGTTAGAGTTGGAACTTCGGCTATGCGTTCAAGACTCATGTACGGGTTGTTGTCTTCGTCGTAGACATAATTTATTTTCCACACACTATAACGTTGACTCAGCAATGTCATGTCAGTGGTTTGATCAAATGTGGTTGTGTCGTAGGTGCCTAATGCACCTGGCACGCCTGAATCAAGTATTGGATCAAACATGGTGGTGATTTGCCAGCCACCTGCTTCAGCACTTTCAATCTTGTTGGTAAACACCACAGTCCTGCCGTCAAGCTGTGTGATACCATCAATGCCCTTGGGGAATTGTGACAAAAATGTGCTTACATAAACATTGTTGACTTGATTGAATCTAAGAGTAGTTGCTATTAAATCAACTGGGGCTATCTCTGTTAAACTATAATAAAAATCTTGTGCTGTGTTGAGAGGCACATAAAATTCAACCTGACCTTGCTCTTCGCCATTGTTGATCACTCCCAACACTGTTCTACTGCTGACGTTGGGGGTTGCAGGCAATACTCCGCTAACTCCCGGCGCAGACTGTATCCAAAATTTATGGCCAGGCTGATTTACAGTAAAAGTATAGTTTCCACCACGTGCCAGTGTAATCACAGGGTTTGTGCCAGGTACACCCGAAAAAGTGTAATTCATGGTGTTTCGAGTTACATCAAAATTGTCAGTTAATGGAACTATGGAATTGCTGATATCTACACTGTCAGGTCCTGCCGGTAACCAATAGTACTGACTGTAGTTTGTAAATTTGTCTAGATCGCAAAATGGATCCCAAGAATAATATTCACTTGACCACAACCGATCCTGGCGTTGGACGTTGGCTTTTTGTAGCGCAAGACTGTCTATCATGCCAGGGTATGTTATTGCATCTTCAGCAACTTCGGTGCCATCTTTTAAGAATACCACGCCTGGTTCAAGTTGATAATTTGTTCGATTGGCTGTGGGCTCAACAACATAATTGTCAAGTGGATTAACCCCGGGACCAACACGCCGTCCCACAAAACCCTTGGTTCTTTTTAAATTGGGCTCTTGCGTTAATTGATCCAGGGTAGCGGATAGAAACTTTTTGTTGGTTTCTGTTCTAAAAATTTCTGGTAGAAGATCTACGGTTCTACGTAAAGCCATTATACAACACCTCCGTTACTGCTACCTTGATAAGTGGTGTTACTTGGGTATATTCCAGCCACTGGTGTTTGGCTACGTATATTACTTTGTGTCAATGCACTGATTACTTCTACATCATTGACTGTGGCCGAACTGACAAAAATTTCATTTGGTGCACTTCTAATTTCGTACAAATCACCAAATGTCTTGGTGGGGTTGAGTGGTACCAATACCACAGAACTAACTATTGACCCCATTCTTTCATGGAGGTAAGCCGATAGCTCTGAGAAAAAGAAGCTGTCGCCAAAATCCCATTTATCAATGGTAAAGTAATTGTTGATGTTTGCTATCACTTGACTTTTTATCTCGCTGTCGCTGGCCACAGTATTTGGTGCCTTTACTACTTTTATAGTTCCACGCAACTGCGATGGTGACTTGGCTCCAAACAATGGTTTAAATGTCACACTATTAAACACAAGATTGTCACTGACCATTTTGTAGTCATCTAATGAACTGTAAGCTGTGGATAGGTCATTCAATGTTGGTGGGCTAGGTTCTGTCACTGTGCCAGTGGTGTCTTTAATGTAGTTTTGATATGCAGTGTAGTATGCCTGTGTGACCAGGTACATGTCAATGATGTTGGTAATACCTGGATCAATTACATTGCTCAATGGACTGTTGTGTCGGTATTGAAAACCCAGTGAACTACGTCCGGTACGTGCGGCAAAATCAAATCGTTGAATCAAAACTCGTTGCGTGGTACCATTGACCACAGTTATCACAAGTTCATAGAATAGCTTGCTGGTGGTAGTGTAAAAGATCTGCCCGTTAACATAATCAGCCTTGTCCAACTCAAGGTCATCAAGGGTGGCATAACTGCTGTTTACAATACGCGGCTCCAGTGGTAGGTAACGTTCAAGATTGTCAAAGTCAGTGACTTGCTGGAAGAATACCAATTTGCTGTTGGGCAATACTTCAGGTTCTACAATTTCATAAAAGAAATCTGGATTGTCGGCTACACCATCAGCATCACTGTCCTGGAAGCTGACAATGACTTCATAGTCATTGACAAAACCATCGCTTTGTATTGGTTGTCCGATAATGTCCATGGTGATATCTGCAGGCAACGGTATATTGCTGTCTGGTCTTGAATTTGTTTTTAATACACGCACAAAATCGTTGATCACTGCACCAGTTCTGCTGTCATAGACTTCACCTGCGGCATCATATAAAAATCTTGTTTCAATCACACTGGCAAATTTGTAGTCAAGGCCACGACTAGTGACCACATAGCTTTGTCCGTTTGTGATGAATTCAATCAACCAGGATGAATCAAGATTGAGACCCTGTGTGTCTTGTGCATTTACTCTGCTAAAAGGTGCGTCAATGGCCAAGTTGGTGCTGGTGATCAAGTACCATTCACTAGTAATGTTGTTGAATCCCAGTCCAAAATTTCTCAAAAGTTCAATCTGTTGAATCATTGCTTGCTCGATGCTAGAAGGCAAATCATCAATGAATTTTGGTATTACTACATCTGCCAGGGCGCCAGATGGGATAAAATTGTTTAGTGTAACTGGCCCAATACCGTCGGGTAAATTGCCTAGACCTTGCGCTGTTCCTTCAAGTACAACATCAATCACTGTGGCCCAAATTGTCAATTTTTCATCGGCTCTTGTAGGAATACCGGCCTGTAGTCTATTATTTGGATCAAAAAAGTAGCCAGTTGGTGCAATAAATTTAATCAAGCTACCTACAGTGATGTACTTGGCGTTGCTGTTTGTATAGTTGCCAATTGGCAGTGGGTTTGTGGTGACACTTTGATAAAAATATCCTGTGGTTTGATTAATCAAGGTAGTGCTTTGACTCCAACCTGCAGACAGCACTGTGAGTGAAGGGCGTGTGAAATTCTTGGGGTCATAGTAAAACTGCAACATGCTACGACCTTGAATAATTGGTTCAATGCTGTTGGTTATAATGTCAACAATGTCGTTGCGATTAAACCAATCAAATTCAAAACTAGGCAAGACATTTTCTCGGTACAATGCACCATCACTGGAAAAAATGTTTGTGCTTGAATACTTGCCAGTGACATCAGTTAAATCAATGTATCGACTTGTGCCCACAGCAGAACGTGCCACAGCCTTGCTTTTTATAATGCTGTTGAATTTAGTAAACGGAAAGTTGTTGTAGTCCTCGCCGTTGACCATGCGATTTTGTGTGTAATACCTAGCCGGTGCCCGCTGTTTGATGTCAGCAATGGTTTCACGAGCCTGTGCAGTTGTAACTGGTGTTGTTAGGCCACATGTGAACGTGATAGTTTCAAGTCTACCATTACGACTAATGTAGCTAATTGGTACCTGAATGTTTTGCATTTCTTCGGGATTGATAATGTACTCAAGTCCATTACTGGCTCGAACATACACTCTAAATTGTCCCACTGGTACACTGGAGAATACCCCATCGCCAAATGTCAATGTCACTTGATCGTTGGCTCGACTTGTTATGCTGTACAGTGTTCGTTGATTTGGTGCCAGTTGCTCCACTGCTCCAGCAAAGATATTTTCTACATAAGTCCACTCTGAAGAAACACTGCCTAGATTATCTAGTTTATAAAGCCAATGATCTTGTTCGTTACAACCTTCAATGTTGATGTTTACTGTGCGATTAGGAATAGCCTCTGCAAGATTAAAATCTTGATCTTGCAGTACACCTTGTTTAAACAAAAAGAAAAATCCAGTGTTGTCACTGCCAAACCCCAGATTGTCGTTGCGGTATAATATATTGAATGCGCCACTGGGTCTTGGGCTAGGCTCATACACATAATCTTTGCCCAAGGTAGTACCACTGATGACTTCAAATGGCATGTTTACACCATCCACAGTTGAAGTATAAGGTATGATTGGCAAAAATCCAGGAATTAAATTAATTGTGTATTCGCTGGTTTCTACTCCCAACACACTGGTTTTGTTGCCCGGCCGACCAAATTTTTGACTATCAATAAACGCGGCGTTGACTATGGCTGTAAATTGTTCTAGCCAATTTGGATTAGTGGGATCATTCCAATCAATAGTGATGTTGGCCAAATTGATGCCATTAAAATCATTGATGTTTTCAGTGGTGTTTACTGCAACCACTTTTAAGTATCCTTCGGCCGCGGTGTTGCGTTTAGGTGTGTAACTTACCAGGTTTGCCAGTCTCACAACACTGTCGCGACGCTCAGCAGTGTCTAGAAAATTTTCTCTAGAATTTAAGTCATTGCGGAAGGCCAGGGCCTGCCCCATGAATGCCATGACATCAAGCAAGGCAATAAATTCAGAACTTTCAGTGTAGTCATTAAAAGTTTCGGGGTAGTAAAGGCGTAGATAGTCTACAAAACTCTTGCGTAGAGTTTCAAAATCGTAGCTTTGGAAGTCAGCTTCTCGGTAAGTCTGATATAATCTTTTCCAATCTTCTACGCCGAATATTGCGGTTTGTCTTGCTGTCTTTGCCATATTGCCTCGTGTATAGAGTATTTATTGGACAAATTATCTGAGTAGTTTTAGATAAAGGTGGCTCGACGAGATTGTTGATCAAAAAATATTGACAATCTTTCTGCACTGCTACTAGACACTACCTGCACTTGTAGTTCTATCAATATTCCGTTTTCTTGTGGATAAACTTGAACATTGCTGATGAACACTCGAGGATCTTGTGCTGCCACACGTTGAATTTCAGTTATGATGGCTTGTATGGTTTCAGGTGCCTGGCTCTCAAATATAAAACCCCACAATGTGGTTCCATACCCAGGTCTGCCAGTTTTTTCGCCTTGTTGTATATTAAAAGCATTTGCTAGGTCGCGTTTGATCAATGCCACGTCAGTTAACGTGAACTTTTTATTTTGATCAATGGTGCTGAATCCAATAAATGCTGGCATATCAATATTTATGGAGTTGTTTACCGTGCTCTAGTGCGGAGCAAGATAATCAATTCTTGAATTGCTTGACTTATGCCAAGAATAATTCTAGCAACTGCATTCACTGTTGCAGTCTCGTTGTTAAACTCGGCTTTGAGTTCAGGACTTGCTGACTGTCGTAGAGATTCAATGATGTTGATGTAGGATGCTTTTTGTCCGTTGTACTGTTGTTTGATAGTTTGAAAACGACTATCCAGGGCAGTGACTTGTGTCAATGACACAGTGGTGCTGGACTCTAGTGCCAGTAAATCGCTGTAAATGCCATCAAGTTGAGATTTGATTGAATCTGCCCAAGTTTTATAGTTGTCAGTGGCTGTGTAAAACTTGTCGCGTTCAGTTTCAGCGGCACTTTGTGGTGTGTCTTCTCGTACCACTGTTTTATAACTGGGGCTGGGTATCTTGGTGTCACCAATTGAGGATTTCACAGACAAGTCCACTCCCTGGCGATTAACTGTGTTAGATGCACTTTCTGCTGGTTTACCAAATCCCACTAGTGTGCTTGCCTTGGTGTCAATGAAATTGGTGCTGTACTGAGCATTTTTTACTGTTTGATTAATGGCTGTTTTAGTTGCTGTATTTGCTGTGTTCTTGGACCAGGCAGTGGTTGCTGCCACGCCAAACAAAGTAGCACTCTGAAC